GTTGTGGGTTCGATTCCCACTTTTCGCTCTAACTTTAAATTAAATAAAATGGATTATATAAATAAATTAGAAAAATATTTTGTAGATAAATACGAATGTGGTTCAGTAAAAATAAATGATAATGTTGGTTGGAATTCTGATTTAGAATTATCTGAATGGAATACAGCTGACGGATATGAGTTATATGTTATGACTAACGATGCTAAAAATATTGATTGGGAATATGATGTATATTATTATGAACCAAGCTTTAATACAATTATAGATAGAATTGAAGAAACAGTTCAAGATGTTGGGTATGATATAAAAATTCATGTAAACACAGAACAATTCTTACCTGAAGAGGAAGTAATTGAATGGCTAGAAGAAAAAGAAGATTAATATGTTAAGAGAAAAACACTTAAAGCTAGACCACGACGATTTGAAAGGTCAAGCACTTATATACATTATGAGTAGACAAGGTCCTTTAGATGAAAAGATAAAAGACTGGGAAAATATGACTCCTGACGCATTCTTTGGGCCTAGTAAAGAAGAAATAGCTAAACAAGTTGAATGTTTAACTAGAAAACAAAAATTATTAAAATATATGTACACCGTAATAGTAAACCATGACTCCTAAAGATTTAGAAAAATTAGCACAATTAGTAGCAGATAAAATTTTAGAAGAGTTTGATGCTAGAATACAACAAGACTTTAAACCTATGACACCTAAAGAATTCTTTGAGACTGAGGTTGATGGTTTTGGTAATATAAAACACCCTACTAAAAAAGATATGTTGAGAGCTCAACTATTAGATTTAGAAAGTAAACGAGCTAAGTTATTAGCTGACGAAAAATATGAATTATTAATAGAATTAAATGAAATATATGAACGAATTAAAAAAGAATATGACAAACTTTAACGTAATGTTGGCTAAAGAGTTTGACCCTATGAAAAGAAGATTAGATGTTAAAAACTTTATACAACCAAAACTAGATGGCGTTAGATGCTATATAACTAAAGATGGTGCGTTTAGTAGAAACCATAAACCATTTAAAAATTGTAAACACATTACAACTACATTACAATCTTTCTTTAAAGATTATCCTGATAGAATACTTGATGGCGAGTTATACAATCATAAATTTAAAAATAATTTTAACAAAATTATATCGCTTGTTAAAAAGCAAAAGCCAACGCAAGCTGATAGATTTGAATCTGCAATGTATTTACAGTTTCATTGCTATGACCAATTTATTCCTGATTCAAATATTGATACACATCAAAGTTTAAGTAATGCTATTTTATTTCAAAAAAGAAGTGAAAGAATTACAGGATATAAAGAATACTATAAGTGGCGTTCAATTAAAACAGTTCCTACATATGAAGTTAGTTCAGATACAGAAATAAAAGATTATCATAATGAGTTTAAAGATTTAGGTTATGAAGGTTCAATACTTAGATATAATACTCCTTATGAAACTAAACGAAGTAATAATCTAATGAAAATAAAAGACTGGTCGGATACCGAAGCAACCATCACAGGTTATGTTGAAGGCAGAGGTAAGTTTGCTAATGGTCTTGGTAAGTGGCTAGCTGTTGATAAAGACGGTAGAGAAGTTGAAATACCTTGGCCTACACTAACTATTGAAAACAGAAAACAAATGTGGCGAGCTAGAAAAGAATATATCGGTAAGCTATTAACATTTGAATTCTTTGAAAGAACCCCAGCTGGAGCTTACAGATTTCCAAGAGCTAAAACAATTAGAAACTATGAGTAGTATATCTATTGCTTTTCTTCTTGGCTTATCGGCTTATTTAGTAGCTTTATTAGGCGATACATTTAAACATAACTTGCTGATACTCATACCAATAATGTTTGCATTTGATGCTGTAACAATTTTTACTATTGCAACAATTGTTCAAATAAAATTAACAATAGCTGTTGGTGTAATGGCAGGCACTATGTTTAAAGTTATTGTTTTTATTTTATATCAAAAATATAGACCATGAGTTTAGGCAAGTTAATAATAAATAATAAAACTTATATAATTAATACAGACGTTTCTCATAAAGTACAAGAAGCAACTATTAATTCAATTATTGATAGTTATCCCAATGCTGAATGGGAATGGTTTGACGAAGTAGAATTTAAAGACGTAATATGAAAAATAAAAAATTAAAATCAACTAGAATAGGTATAAGATTTGAGTTTAAACCTTATTTAATTGGTGATATTCCACCAAGTTTTGATAAACACGACAAAAATAAATGGTTGTGGTATAATGATAAAGGAATAACTTGGATTCATAAAATGGATTAATATGAGCAAAAAAATATATATGCATTTGCTATACACGAACAAATTCGACGTAGCAAAAAAATGTAAAGAATTTAGAAAACCAAAAAAGAAAAATAGAAAATGAAGTGGTATAGCCACCCAACATATAAATTTCATTTAAAAGAAATAGACAGTGGTAAGCTAATAAACCTTGAACACATGCCTTATATACAATGGCCGAGAAGTTTAGCTAACTCGTTTGAAAGGTCGTGGAACAGAATCGGTATATTAGACTTAAATGATTTATTACAGGAAGGCTATTATAGTTTTTATAGAGCTTGGTTAAAACTTGATTGGAAGATGATTAATGCAGCCCCAGAAGAAGAAAGAACTGGAATTATAATTAATTATCTTAAAATTAATATTAAAAACGGAATTAAACGGGCCATAGCTCACGATAGAGACACTATTAGAATTCCTGAGGCATATTATAAGTTAAAGCCTCACGGAGCTGCCTATGAAGGTAAATATGATTTAAACTATCAAATAGATATATTCTTAACTAGAACGTTTGCATCGTTTTTCAATGCACATTATATGGATGTAGTTGATGAAATATCTAATTATAATAATGATAGGTTAAATGAACATCTAAATGATGTTATGGATATATTTTTAACACCATTTGAAAAAGATGTTATATGCATGTTTTACGGTATAGATGAACCATTTGATAGAAAAGTAGGATTAGCTAGAATAGCTGAGAAATATAAAAAATCAATTGTGTGGATTAAGAAAACAAAAGCTAAAGCTTTACAAAAATTAAAACAAACTGAAGTAAAAGAAATTATTGAAAAATTTTTAGAAAAATAGTATACATAACTAATTTTTTATGTAATATATAATAAGACAATGGAACATAAACATATACTTTACGACATTGAAGATGATGCAATAGATAGAGGCGATGCCACTAATTTATCTGAAGCATTAAGTTATTTTAACATCGATACATCGACAGATGATAAAAAAGATACTGATAACCAATTGCATGGCGATGCACTTTATCATAATATGTATTATAAAGATAAAAAATATGCAATTAGACAATTAAAAATGAAAAATAAAAAGTGGCACAAATTAACTAATTATGAATATACGAGAAAAATTAAGTAGAATACAATATGAATTTAAATCCAAAAAGTCTCGTTATAACTCTTTTGGTAAGTATAACTTTAGGTCAGCTGAAGATATACTTGAATCATTAAAACCATTAAATGAAAAGTATGGTGTTTATTTCACAGTTAAAGAAAATTTAACATTAGGTGAATTTCCTATATTACATTCAACAGCTATTATGGTTGATGCTGAATCTGGTGAAACAATTGAAGCTACAGCGATAGTTGGTGTTGATTTAAATGCTAAAGGACAACAGATGCCTCAAAGATTTGGTAGTGCATCATCGTATGGTAAAAAGTATGCGCTTGGTAATTTATTATTAATTGATGATACTGCTGATGCTGATGCTACAAATTCACATGGCAGAGACACATCGGTTAAATCTAAAGTGCAAAATTTACAAAATAAAATAACAAGTTCTAAAAAACCTTTAATTAATAAAGCTAATATAGAGCAAGCTAAGAAGTTTTTATCTAACGGTGGATTAATGAAAACACTTGAAGATAAATATACAATAACTGAAGAAGCTAGGACTGAGCTTGTAAATGAATAAAGAGGAAATAATAAAGAAACTAAAATCCGATGAAAACTATTATGGTGATTATGGTAAACAGTTTCTTTCTAATAGTGACATAAGAGCACTATTGAATAATCCTCTTGATTTTAAGAAGCCTAGTGAACCTTCTACTGCATTTGTAATAGGAGGTTATTTTCATACGTGTATACTCGAACCTCATAAACTAGATAAGTATAAAGTTATTAGTTCAACAACAAGAAATACAAAAGTCTACAAAGAACTCTCCGGCGGCGAGATATGTTTATTAGAACATGAAGCAGATTCTATTCAGAATATGCGTGAGAGAGTACTTGAAGTTGAATTATTTAAAGACTTAATACAAGAAGGCAAAGTTGATTATGAGGTTCCGGGTGTCACCGAATTAGAAGGAGTGATGTGGAAAGGTAAAGCAGATATTATTAACCACTCACAACAACTAATAGTAGACTTAAAAACTACATCATCGATCGATTCATTTCGTTCTAGTGCATATAAATTTAATTATGACAGCCAAGCTTATATTTATTCTAAGCTATTTGGTTATGAGCTAGTGTTTATAGTGATAGATAAAAAAACACATCAATTAGGTTTATATGACTGCAGCGATGAGTTCTTACAATCAGGACAGAACAAAGTTGCGAGAGCGGCTCAAGCTTATAATGAATTTTTTGGTGATGAGCAATTTGATTTAACACAATTTTATATTTCAAAAACACTTTAATTTAAATTAATTTAATATGGCAAGAACTAGAAAAATGACCTGTGATGTTACAGGTATAACTACAAGTGCAAGAAACTTTTATTCTAATCAGTCTCATGTTAAAGCTGTAGATAATATAAGAAGAACTACAGGTGCTAACAAGAATCAGCTTAGAAGAATGTTTACTCAAATAAATAGTTACTAATGGCAGGTATTGTAAAAGGAAGTATTAATTTATCTGCAATACCTAAGGATAAGATTATTGATGGTAAAAAAGGTAAGTATTTACCTATCACTATAACAGTTAATGATGAAGTTGACCAGTTTAATAATCAAGGCCCAATGATTGTTTCTCAATCTAAAGAAGAAAGAGAAGCTAAGGTTGATAAAGTTTATTTAGGTAATGTGCAAGTAGTATGGAGTAATGGTGTATTTCCAGACCCGCCACCGAGAGATGGCCAGCCTGCAATGCAAATGAATACTCCTAAAGAAGAAGAACCAGATTTACCATTTTAGTATGATAAATGACATCGAGATTAATGGTTTCGATATAGATATATTTAATCAATATAATCTTAAAGTTGGTGAGCAAGAGGGCATTTGTCCTCTTTGCTCTGCTAACAGAAAACCTGCTAACCAGAAAAAGAAATGTGCATCTTATGACTGGAAACGTGGTCTTGGTACTTGTCATAATTGTAATAGCACTTTTCAGTTACATACCTTTAAAAGAAAAAATCCTAATAAAGAATATGTTAAACCTGAACCTATTACAAATACTAAACTAAGTAATAAAGTTATTCAATGGTTTAAACAACGTGGTATATCAGAAGATACTTTAAATAAAATGAAAGTATCTGAAGGATTAGAATATATGCCACAGACAGGAAAGAAAGAAAACACAATCCAATTTAATTACTTTATTAATAACGAATTAACAAACATAAAGTATAGAGATGGAAGAAAAAATTTTAAACTTGTTAAAGGGGCAGAAAAAATATTTTATAATATTGATTCTACTCTCGGTCATAGATATGTGGTTATTGTGGAAGGAGAGATTGACGCTTTATCTTTTATTGAAGCTGGGATTGATTCAGTGGTTAGCGTCCCAAACGGAGCTACAATTAATAACACTAACCTTGATTACTTGGACAACTGCATTGATTATTTTGAATCAAAAGAAAAAATCATTATCGCAGTTGATCAGGATGAGGCGGGAGAAAATCTTAAACAAGAACTTATTAGAAGACTCGGAGCGGAGGCGTGTTATACGATCGACTTCGGTAATCACAAAGACGCTAATGAATTTCTTATTCACAATGGGAGCGACATGCTTGCTGGCATCATTAATAATGCTAGCCCCGTCCCTCTTGAAAATGTTTTAACATTATCAGATGTAAGCGATGAATTAAAAGAGTTTATTCAAGATGGTTTCAAACCCGGTTATCAAATCGGGTTGGAACCTTTTGATGATATATTTTCAACTTATACAGGTCAGTTTATTACAGTAACAGGTGTACCAAGTTCAGGTAAATCTGATTTTGTAGATAGAATGATTATAGGATATTATTTAAAGTATGGCTGGAAAACAGCGTTTGCTTCTCCAGAAAACAAACCAACATTCTTGCATGCTCATAAACTTATCCGTAAGATAGGTGGATGGATGCCAAGAGAAACAGATATTGGTTCTGCTAAATGGAATGAAGTAACTGATGTAGTTAATAATAACTTTTTCTTTATAGAAAATGAAAGATATGATTTAGATTCTGTATTAGAAAAGGGTGCAGAGCTTGTAAAGCGTAAAGGTATTAAATGTTTAGTAATAGATCCATATAATAAAGTTAAGATGAACGGGGCTAGTAATATGAGTATTACAGATGCTACTATGGAATACTTAACAAGGGTTGAAGCCTTTGCTAAAAAACACGATGTACTTGTTATTGTTGTAGCTCATCCTACTAAAATGTATAAGAAAGAAGATGGTACTATTGATGAACCTAATATGTATAATATTAAAGGTGGTGGTGAATGGTATGATGCTTCTTATCATGGATTGCTGGTTCATAGAGATTATGAAAAGCAAACTGTAAAAGTAAAAGTTCTTAAAGTAAAGTTTCAAAACTTAGGTGAAAATCAAGCTGAAGCACATTTTACTTGGGATAAAATAAGCGGTAACTATATACCAATAACACAACAAATAAATAATAAAATGCCATGGGAAGCGGATTAACCGGTAGAGGTAAAAAAGATGCATATAAGATGCCATCTTATAACTCTAGTTTAGAAGAAGAAACGTGGCAAAAATATTGTATTGATAACAATATAAGAATATCACCTTATGGTATACATCAAGAGCCGGGTAAATGGAAAATTGCAATTGCTTTTGGCTCATATAAAAAAGGTGAGAAAATAAATTTTTCACCAAGTGTTTATGATAAACACAGTATATGGTCTGAATATTATCAAATGTGTAAATATTATTATGATAAACATACAAGATGAATACAGAGGCTTATTAGCTGGTGTATTATATAGCGGTAAAGCAAAAGAAGATAGAACAGGTACAGGCACTAGATCTGTATTTGGTAGAATGATAAAGCATGATATGTCACTTGGCTTTCCATTATTAACAACTAAAAAAATATATTTTAAACATGCAGTTACGGAATTATTATGGATTCTTCAAGGTCGTACTGATATGCATTACTTGCAGTCAAACGGTGTTAATTACTGGAATCCTGATTATGAAAGATCAGGTAGATCTGATGGTACGCTTGGCCCTGTTTACGGCAAGCAGCTTAGGGACTTCAATGGCGTTGATCAGCTTAAAAGAATACTCGTCAAAATTAAAAGATACCCAAGCTCGCGGCGCATTATGGCAAGCTTATGGAATCCCAACGATTTGGCTGATATGGTGTTGCCACCTTGCCACTATGGCTTTCAAGTATATATAAATGACGGCAAACTTAATCTTATGTGGCAGCAACGATCAGTTGATGTTTTCCTTGGGTTACCTTATGATATTGCAATGTATGGTTTATTACTTCAGTTGTTGGCTGAAGGATTTGAATATGCTAAAGGCGAACTTATTGGTTGTTTTGGTGACTGTCATTTGTATAATAACCATATTGATCAAGCCAAACAACAACTTGATAATGATTTTAGGGAATTACCTAGAGTTGATTCTTCTCACGGAATTACTTTGGTTAACGAAGAAGTAATATTACCAGAGTTAGATATGATTAAATTAAAAAATTATAACCCACATCCACCAATTAAAGCTAAATTAAATACATGATAGAACTAAAGAAAGGTAAATATAAAATATACCATATACCCGGTGTTAAGATTGGTTGTACAACTAATGTTAAAAAACGTGTTGAAGAAGAACAAGGCTATAAACCTGGCGAATACGATATATTGTATGAAACAGATGATATAGTAGAAGCTTCTGAAGCTGAAAGAAATTTACAAAAAGAACTTAAATATAAAACAGATATTAAATTATATAAAGATTTATTCCGTAAAAAAATGAATAAACATAGCTCATCACAAGCAACAACAACATTTAAAATATCACCTAGCAATATTAATGCTGAATTTTTAAAAGATATTACGTTAGAATTATCTGAAGGTATATATGAATTAAATAATGAAGATTATATTGATTGGATATTAACTAATGTACACGCAAGTCAGTTTGGCCCTGGCACGTGTTATATTTATAATAAAGCTTTTACTAAAGCATTTAAATCTAATGGTACATCAGCATTTAATAAGATAAGAGACTGGGCTAAAGATCGTAACCTTTATCAAAAAGGTGATAGTAAAACCCAGTATGTTAAATTAATGGAAGAAGCAGGAGAACTTGCACAAGCATTATTAAAACAAAACAAACCTGAAATAAAAGATGCTATTGGTGATATGGTAATAGTGCTTGCTAATCTTTCAGAGCTTGAAGGATTTAAAATTGAAGATTGCATTGATGAATCATTTAATGTAATATCTAAAAGAACAGGTAAGATGGTTAACGGAACATTTGTAAAAGATGAGTAAAGTAAACGATAAAATAATTAATCGCGTAATTGAAAAGATTCAAAAACGTGCTGAAGCAGGTTATAAAAAGTATGGTGTTGGTTTAGATAAAGATGAACAATCGCTTGATACTTGGCTTAATCATTTACAAGAAGAGCTTATGGATGCTGCTAACTATATAGAAAAAATTAGAGCTGTATTAATTGAAGAAGATAAAAAAATAAGTAAATATCCTGAATCTAGCTGGACAGCAGATACTACAAATAAAAACTGGGATATTACATATTAATATGATAAAACGAAGAAGTAAAAAAAGAGGTCCTGTACAAGCTAAAAAAATATCTTATGATGGTATTAAATTTGCATCAGGTCTTGAAAGATATACTTATATAGCTTTAAAAAAAAATAAACTGTTTGAAGGATATGAAAATGAAACATTTGAATTAATAACTTCGTTTCAATTCCCTAATACAAGTTATGAAAAACAAGCTAATGGTAAAGGCGAATATATAAACAGAGGAATTAAAAAAATTTTAGGTATAAAATATACACCGGATTTTATTGGTAAAGATTATATTATAGAATGCAAAGGCAGACCTAATGAATCTTTTCCTATAAGATGGAAACTATTTAAACTATGGCTTACGAAAAACAATATTGGAAAGATACTTTACAAGCCTCAAAATCAGAAAGAAGTAGATCTGACAATAAATTTGATCAAAGAATCAAGAAAAAGAAAGAGGCGGAAATAATGTATAGAAGACGTAAAATAGATAAAGAAATTAAAAAGTTAATTAAAAGAAACCCTATAAGGTATAAAGATATATTAAACATACATGAACGATACGGAATTTAAAGACACCGAAATACCTTCACTTCAAAATCATTATATTGAAAGAATAAAGTTCCATATGAAAATGCTAAATTATTATTTAAATGAAAATAGCAGGTTGGGAAATTAGTTTAGGATTATATCCAGGTGTATTAGTAGGAGTGCGAAGTTATCCTGAGGAAACATTTATAGAACATGTACTATATATACCTTTTGTAGAAATATGTTTAACAATGCATTATGAATGAAGAAAAAATAAAAGAATACGTTTTAAAAAATTATAAACGTTTGTTTTCAAAAAAGAAAGTAATTAGAGATCAGCACGGTAAAGTTATTAGAAGAATAATGGAACCTATTGATCCTATCATTACTATTAAAGAAACACATATTGAAGTTAAAAATAATAAGGATGCAAGTCCTATAATACTTAGCAAAGATGTACAAACAATTATATGAAATGTTATTGAAATCTGCTGAAGCAGATAAAACAAAAGCATTACTTAGTTTAGATTTATTAAGTAATAAAGCTGCAGGTATTGGTGATCATTCAACAGATGATTATTATAAAAATGCAGAGCAAGCATTACAAATGTTAGTTGATGCTGATGATAGAATTAAAACATTAAATAAATATTTTAATGAAGGAAAGTAAACTAATAGAAATGCGTAATAAAATAGAAGTACTTGGTAACTCTATGAATAGAGTAGTCCAAGAGTTACATAATTTAAAAGACTTAGCCGTAGGTACAATGATGGTTACTAAAAAATTACCCGGCTATACTGAAGCTCTTGAAGAACTTAAAAAAGAAAATACAAAAGAAAAAGAAGATAAAAAGTAATGGGATTATTTGACGAAAGAATACCTTATAAACCTTTTGAATACCCTGAATATTATACAGAAGGTTGGCTTAAACAAGCTCAAGCTTTTTGGTTACATACTGAAATACCTATGTCTAGTGATGTTAAAGACTGGAATGAAAAGCTAACTAAAGCAGAAAAAAATTTAGTTGGTAATATACTTTTAGGATTTGCACAAACAGAATGTGCGGTATCAGATTATTGGACACAAAAAGTTGTAGGCTGGTTTCCTAAACACGAAATACAACAAATGGCAATGATGTTTGGTTCACAAGAAACAATACACGCTGTCGCTTATTCTTATTTAAATGAAACACTTGGACTCGAAAACTTCGAAGCATTCTTACACGAACCCGCCACAGCGCAGCGCTTTGATAATCTTGTTAGTTACTCTGGTAGTGACCCTATTGGGATTGGCAGGTCTCTCGCTGTATTTTCTGCATTTGCAGAAGGCGTTAGTCTCTATTCCGCTTTTGCTGTGCTATATAGCTTTCAGTTGCGTAATTTGCTCAAAGGCATTGGCCAACAGATGAAATGGAGTGTAAGAGATGAATCTTTACATTCTAAAATGGGATGTCAGTTATTTAGACATATGTGTAAAGAAATTAAAGGATTACAAGATGATTGTTATGAACACGTTATTAAAGCAGCAAAAACGATGCTTAAAGCAGAGGAAAGATACATTGACAAAATGTTTGAACAAGGAGATATTGAAAACCTCAAAGCATATGATCTTAAACAATTTATCAGAAAACGTCTTAACGAAAAAATTGTTGAGCTCGGTTACTCAAACAGCGGGAAGTACTTTGAATATGACGAAGTGGGAGCGAGTGATTTGGACTGGTTCTACCATCTTACCGGCGGGCACACTCATACTGATTTCTTTTCTATTAGGCCGACTGATTATTCGAAAGCTAATGAAGGCGAAGACTTTGAAGATATTTGGTAGATGAGAGTTTGTAATGTCTGTAAGAAAAAGAAAAAAGATCATAAGTTTAAACACGCAGGTAAAAAAACATGCATGCGATGTGAGTTTAGATGGAAAAGATCTTTTATGCGATTATTAGTACAAGATAGAAGGCTTACAGCAAAAGAAAGAATTGCAAACAGACTAGGTTATATGGGTACGGCATTTATTATGATGTCACCATATTTATTAGCATACGAGGGTATAGGTGTTATAACTTATATTATAGGAGGAATATTATCTATACCTCAAGTATGGGTTGCAAAGCAATGGAACTTAGTATTAGTAAATTTAAATGTGTCAATAGGATATTTAATATATTATTTAAATGTGGAATAATAACTGGAAAAAAAATAAAGATTACCCTGCGTGGGGTGATACAGATATATATAAGAAAACAATATCAGGTGGGTATTTAATTAACGGTGAGTCACCTCGTGATGCATATATGCGTGTTGCTAAAACTGTAGCAAAGCGTTTATATAAACCAGAACTTGCAGATAAGTTTTTTGATTATATATGGAAGGGATGGTTGTGTTTAGCATCACCTGTATTATCTAACACGGGATCAGA